TGGATCTTGTTCTAAACGAACAATCCATTTTTCTTTTGGAGCGTAAGCAAGAGGCACTTGTAATCTTTGGATAACAGTACCAGTTACAGAATCACCCTCACGACGATCGATATAGATGTCACTGAATAGTGAACCGAATCCTACGATGCACTTGCGAATGATTCCGTGGTAGTATACATTACTGTTTAACATTATGGGTTATTCTCTGTGTCAATTTCGCCGAATGGGTTTGTTACGCTAAACAATACATCCTGTGCTTCTGTTTTAAATTTATTATTATCACCAAACGAGTTTGGCGAGTCAATATTGATATCAATAGAAGAAGTGGCTGTAGCACCAGCACCAGCACCACCAGTAAATGATATAACTGGAGCAGTTTGATACTGTTGTCCAGAATTAGTTATATCCACACGAATAATTTTATTAGCATTAGCACCAGTACCACGAACAGCTGTTGCTGTCGCACCATATCCAGTTGAACTTGTAATTACCACTGTTGGCACAGATGTATATCCAGAACCAGCAGCAGTTACTGTAATAGAAGTGACTTCTCCATTTGGAGATCTTGTGGTATTTGTAGTGAATGTTTTGAGAGTTTCAAACGCATCAATCTCTGAGATGCCAGTATCGATCTTCTCAGAAGCATACTGGAACAGTTCAACTTGTAACTTAAACACATATAGTTTACCAAGCTGATAAAATGGATCTTGATGTTTTACAAACTTAATTTCAAACAAACCCTTAGTCAATGGAAAGTAAATTAAATCACCTTCGCATGGACGAGTAGGAATAATTGTTTGTCCATAACGACCAACCAACTGATCCCATCTACGACGAGCAACTACCAATGTAGCTGATTGTTCCATCATCAGACCAAACTTTTGAATAAATGCACCTTGTCCATCAAGTGAGTCTACATTCTCAAAGTACATCTCAATTGGAAACGAAGATGTAAATTTACTTAAACGATCCTCACCAAGAATCTCATCTTTAGAAACTAATGTTCTTGGGATGTACATAAACTCATTACCGTAAATCTTAAGAGATTCGATAATAAGATCCTCAATTAGGTACTGCTCATTCTTTGTACCATGAGTAAAATAAACATTAGTAGGCATCTATTATCCCATGAAGAAATCTAGGGGTGCTGACTTATTCTGTAGTTCGTCTTCCAGTTCTTTAATTTCTGTAGTAGCTTCATCGTAAAGTTTATCACCATCCAAAGTTACACCACCTGGAAGTTGAATACCAGAGAATTTCTTAATGTTAGTCGCCCATTGTTTCTTAAACAATGCTGTGGTATAATGTTTTAACCATGGCTCGTTATAAATCTTAGACCATGTTGTTGGATCCATCGCACGATACGCTTGAACGATAATATAATCGCCAAGAATAAAGTCTGTTGCCCAGTTTGCATCTAGGTATAAACGACCATTCAAACGATTAAATCTAAATCTTTGATGTCCATTTAATTCAAAGTCTAGCAATGCCAAATGCGACATCACTGTTTTGTAATAGATTAATGAAGTAGATGTTAAATCATACAAGTCATTTAATCTTAATTGGTATTGCAAGTCGAAGATGTTCTTTGAAGAAGATGCTTGTCCTGCAGATATAATTTGAGTAACACCCCAAACATAGTCTGGAATTTCAACATAACGATTATCGTATTCACGGAGTGTGATAGAAGACAGCGTTGCATTATGTCCTGCTGAACCAGTAATAGCCTCACCTGCAGTAAATGTACCAACAACATTTCTAACTAACAATAAAGTACCTGAAGAAGATCTTTGAGATTCTCGGCAAACTTCAGCAGTTGCACCACTCGTTGCTCCAGTAATAACTTCAGCAATAGCAAAGGTAGTTGCCACAGAAGCAGAAAGAGTTATCTCAGAAGCACGAATCAATTGTTTAAGATAGATTTGCTCCACACCTTCATAGTGATATAGTTTCCAGTAGTCTAATGCTTCATCAATGCGGTCTTCGATTTGATCATCGTCCACATTAATCTCAAGCACTGGTGCACCCAATGCTCTTAATGCATATTCTTTTAATCCAGTTCTGGTAGAGACAGCAGCCATTTTAGTTACCTAACTTTGCTTTAAGTTCTTCAATTTGTTTTTGTTGCTCTTTAATCGCTTCAACTAATAATGGAACAATTCGCTCGTAGTGTAGAGTCATATACTGCGGATCGATTGGAGCAGGTACAACAACTTCTGGTAGAACTGCTTGAACTTGCTGAGCAGATAAACCGACATGTTGTTCAGATGCATCATAACCCAATGCTACTGCAGTTTCGTTTGCATGGTAATGAAAGCCATCAAGAGAAAGAACTTTCTCAAGAGCATTCTGAATATTACCAGTTTTAGTTTTTAGACGATCATCAGAGTAGAAAGAAGTAATTGCGTTTGTTGCACGAATTTCTCCAGCAGTACCAGATGCAGCAGTTCCAACACCTAGTGATGAACTTTGTGCACCAGCACTAAGAACTATAGAAGTTCCTGTTGCAGCACCAAGAACTGGAGTCACTAAGGTGGGTGTACTGGCAAATACTAATGCGCCAGTACCAGTCTCGTCTGTAATGGCAGAGATTAAATTGGCGGAAGAAGGTGTAGCTAAGAAAGTGGCAACACCAGTGCCTAATCCAGAGATACCAGTCGATACTGGTAGACCAGTACAACTTGTTAATGTTCCAGAAGATGGAGTTCCAAGAACTGGAGTTGTTAGTGTTGGGCTAGTAGCAAATACTAAAGCACCAGAACCAGTTTCATCGGAGCAACCAGTCTTTAATTCTAATGAAGTAAATGTAACTGTATTGTTTGTTAAACTAATAGATTTGTTTGTTAGCGTATCAGTCGTTGCTTTACCAACCAAAGTATCGCTGGCATTTGGTAAAAGTATTGATCTGTCTGCAGTAGGATCTACTGTAGATAATGTTGTTTCGAAGCCATCAGCAGTAGCACCTTCGAACACAAAGGCATTTTGAATTTCAACAGTGGTTGAATTTACAGTAGTAGTTGTGCCGTTTACAGTTAAGTTACCAGTAATAACTGTATTTGCATTATTGATTGTTAGCGTGCCAGTTGCAGCACCGATAGAAATAGTAGTTGCTGCACCGAAAGCATTAACAGTTGTTGCTGTAGTGTTAAACACATTCTGTGTTGTTTGTGTTCCAACTAGCGTACCAGTATAATCTTTAAGATTAGTTCTGTTCCACTGACCAACTTGAGTAGCTGCAGTTCCTGCACCATCCTCAGCGTAGAAATCTAAGTCACCATTTGAGTTACCAGCAGATGTTTCTGCTTGAATAAAAGTAAACCCATCAACGGATTTAACACCACCAAGAGATGACCAAGCAGCAGAAGAATAGCCCTCAAATGTAGATTGAGTAGTATTGTAGCGAATCATACCATTTGCTGGTACATATGGTCGTTGAGCAGTAGTTCCAGTTGGAACTTGTAAGAATCCAAGAATAGTAATAGCAGTAATAGTACCAACAGTTGGTGTAGTTCCACCAGTAACTGTTACGGTAATGCTAGTTCCAGAAACAATGCTTGCGACTAATACACTAGTAGGAGAACCACCAAACAAAGAACCAGTGCCAGCAGTTGCGGTAATATTTTGACCAACTAAAATACCAGCAGTTGATGATATACCAGTAATTGTTGCTGTAAATGGACCAGCACCAGATACGGAAGCAACAGATGCATTGCCATAACTGCCGTTACCCATAGTTATAGAAACTACTCCAGTAAGAGCGTTACTAGTATCACCGAATGGTACTGCAGTAGAACCAATTGTAATTTGACCTGCAGCAAACTCAGGTGCAGTAGAAGCACCAGTTGATTTTAAGAATGTGCCAGCAGCACCAGCTGCAACGAAAGTGGTTTGATTTGTATCTAATTGAATAATAAGATTACCAGCAGAACCACCAGCAATATTAGTTGCTGTTGTGGCAACAGTGGCAGTACCAACAACCAGTGAAGATTGAGCAGTCCAAGTTGGTGAAGATGCTCCAGCAGAAGTTAATACTTGACCAGAAGTTCCAGCTGCAGTAACACCAAGAGCAGAAGAAGTAGAGTAAACAACAGCACCAGCTGCAGCAGTAATATTAGCATTAGTACCACCGTATACTAATCCAATAGGAGTGCCTTGCCAAACAGAATTGCTTGAATGCGTTTTGTTTGTGAATGTTTGCGTGCCTGCAAGAGTCGCAATAACTGAACCACCGCCAGCAGTAGAACCATCATGTAGCCTTAGTGTTTTTGCTTCGGTATCTACAGTGAGTTCAGCAATTGCGCCAGTGAACGCATTATTTTGGGTAGTTGTTCCTCGTCTAAACTGTACTTGGGTTGCCATTTAAAAATTCCTCTATTTTGTATATTTATGCTTGTGCTTCAGACCAGAATAAGTTTAAGTTAACACTAGCTGATGTTGAAGAAAGATTGTTAATAACAACTGCCAAGACATCGGGACCATCTGGGAAGTTACTAAAACCACCAATGGCAGAGTTAGATAATTCTTTAAGAGTTGATAAGTCAATCTCAGCAAAACCAGCTGGTGGTCCAAGTGTGGAGAAAATCTGTTCTCCAGGAGTTGCGGTTGTAGTATTACTTGTAGAAATCTGAGCAAAAGAAGGTTGTGAACCTAATGCAGTAGTATTAACTGATGTCCATGTTAGACTTGATGCGTCAATNTTTCCTGGATTTAAAATACCATAAACTTGCACCGACTTATCTGANTGTAGNTGTAGTTTTTGTAGNAACAACTGTGAACGATTAATAAGATCTCTNTCACCAAAGTTACCTGCAATTGAGTTTGATACTGATGGTGCCAGTCGAATAAAGAATGCAGTTTTTGAAGCATCACCACTAACAGCAACTTTTAATTCTGCGTAGTTAAAGTAGTAACCACGATCTGTATCAAATCCACCATCTAAGATGTATGAAGATCCCCAGTGATTTAACTGTGGTGCTGCAGTACAACTAATTAAAGTTACAGAAGTAAACCCATTGTTTTTACTATGTGATGCTGCAGCACCACCAGTAAATGTTCTATTGGCACCACCAATAAACATTGTAAAACTACCGCCACGGGTGCATCCAGTTAGTGTATTACTAGTTTTACCAGTATAAGGAATAACTTCATTACCGATCAATACTGTACCACCTGCAGCTGGAAATCTAGAAGCATCGAGTACATCAATACTTGTTTCGCTATTATCTAAATCTTCATCTAAACGACCAATAACAGATTCATTAATTGTTTGATAACGAACTGCCGTATTACCAGTACGCATATACGCTTCATCATTAATGTTGTTTTGTTTCATACGATGAACAAGCATCATGTTTCCATCTGGACCACGACACATAAAGTCAACGAAACCAGCACCATACCATGAGAATGAAATACCCAACATTTGCATCTTGTTAAGATTCATATTATAACCTGAAATACCAGTACCATCTACTTTGTCTATATTAAATTCTGATTGTGGTACACGAGTATCAATAACAGCTGCCATCTTAATACCAGATGAATTATTGACACCACGATATTCTGGATTAATAGTTAGTGAAGTATCACTGGCAACACTACCAACTTTATAAGTCATACCACGAATAATAATATTATCACCAACTTTTAATTGTTGTGTGAAACGAGTGCTGGTTCCAGTAACTGTTTGAGAAGCTGCAGTTACTGCAATAAAACCAGACAACTGGAATGTACCAGATCGTTTAACAACTGCTAATTGTTGTCCATCATACTCCCAGAACAATCCGTTTTGATCATCAAATGGACCAACACGAACACATGCTCCATGCCAATTTTTAACTGTTACACGAGGAATGTTTGTAATAACTGCACTGGCAGAACCTAGTGTTCCAGATGCAATAACAGTAAAAGTATTTTCTCCAGTAATAGTATTGACACCATATGTGCCATTATATCCTGATGTAACAACACCTGAAATAAGCACAGTTGCGCCAACTTGTATTGAATGGTCTAATTCTGTAGTCACAGTAATTAAAGAACCTGGAGTAGTTCCAGAAGCAGAAATTTGATCAAGGTTAATAACAGGGTTTAGTGAGACACCTGAAGACCACAAGACACCTTTACCTGATTGATAACGCATGTACTTTTTAGTTTGTCTAGAAACAGAAGCACCATGAGAAGGTACAAAGTTTGATAATGTTACACCACCATCAAATGGGCGATGCAATACATAAGCGTCGGAACGAGTAAACATTGTCATAGTAATACCAGCAGAAGCGACTGCACCACCAACACGAGCAGTAAATGTAAATGTAGTGGCAGTTGGAACTGTTTCCGCAAGAAAGTTACCAGTTAATAATCCGTGATTTGTTCCAGCAGAAGATACAATACCAACTAGCGGAGCACCTGGAACCAGACCATGATTGGCAGAACAAGTTACTGTTATAACAGATGGATTTGCTTCATTAGATGCCACTGAAGAAATTGGCAGTGAAGAACCAGTATAAAATCCACCACGACGAGCATAGGTAATGCCAGTAAATAAAGACAAAGCATTTGTACCAACGATACCTTTGGCAAAGTATGTAAAAGTAGTTGATGTTGGAACACTGGCGATAACAAAAGCACCTTCGGCACGACCAGATGTGCTGGTATTACCAAGACCGTAAATAATGACTGCATCATTTACCGATAGTCCATGCGCAACAGAGGTTGTTACGGTGATTGTTGATGGTGAAGCACCATTGGTTGTAACTCCAGACAAGAAAATATCAAGTCCAGGTTTTTCATAAATTCCAGGAACACCACGAATCTCTGCATAGTTCTGCCACTTTGTGGTTTGCAAACCATATTCAAAGTCAGCATCAATTAGTGATTGTGGATTTGAAATACGAATTCGTTCAATAGCATCTACACCAAAAGCATACGGACGAATAATATTACCTTGAGTTTTTGGTGCGTCTGTATAAACTGCTATCTTGTGCGTAGATAGCATCGAAGATGTATCTTTTGCTAATGTTACTGTTGTAACACCATCTTGTTCTGAAAAGAAAGTCGTACTGTCTAAAGAATCATATACCAAAGATCCAGAACGAGTTGGATCACCAAGAGCGTAAATATTCTCTTGAGTAGTTTTGTTTGTAATAATTAATAGTTGAGTTTCATCAACTTTACCTGGAAATTTTACTGTGCCAGCGTTTGCTGCTCCAGGTGTAAAAATGTATTTTTCAATAAGCTGACGAGCCATTTATGATCCTTTAGAATCCAAAAATAATTGCATAAGAAATATAATCTGCTTTAACAGATTGATCTAAGTTACTCAACGATACGATACCATCTACAACTAGAGAACCCATATTGTAAATATACTCAGCTGGTACACTAGTTACTAAACCAAGATCTTCTGTTATTGTTATAATAAGATCAGTCACTAATCCTAAATCGGATTCAGCGTTAGCTGCAAAAACTGCTGAAGCAACTGCTTGATCTGATTCAGCGTTAATCCAAATAGATCCGTTGTACTTAAGAACTTGATCTGATGCTGGAGAACTGATTACAACATCTGACAAGCTGTCTAATGTTGAAACACTTTGGGTTGACCATTGAACTCCAGTTCCAGTAGAAACAAGCACTTGACCATTTGTACCAGCACCGCCACCTGCAGTTAAAGTGCCAGTAAGAACAGCAGACGAAAGAGTTTTATTTGAGAGGGTTTGTGTGCCAGTTAATGTGGCGACTGATACAATGGAAGCCGTTCCACTGTCTTTTTTGAAGAATAGATTACCATCGTATGTGTTGAGTGCTAACTCTCCAAGTGCAAGATCTCCTACAACTGGAGTTTTGCCTT